ATCGTTGTATATAAAATTTAATTGATGAGTCATTAGTTTTTAAATCTTTTCTTTTCAAATCCTGTTGTTAAATTAGTTATCGCTGTATCAAAAGGAATGTCTTGGTCGAACATATAACATTCTCCACACATGTAAACCTTTTCGTGAATAATCACTGCAGTAAGCACCTTACACTCTTCACAAATAATTGGTTCGTATGGCTTATTTTTTTTGGTTTTTGGCATCTTTTAGTTTTTTAATTTCTAAATCACAATAGTGTTTTATTTTTTCTAGGTCTTCAATACCATTTTTATTTAAATACCTACAAACATATTTCACAACGTTGCCCTGGAAAAAACTCAAGTCGTTTTTAGAAATAAATTCGTAGGGTTGAATGTGAAACGATTTATAATGAGATCCCCCAATTTGCTTGTCTTGTGGAAATGCTTCATCAAATATATTTTTATTTGTCATAGTTAGCCTCGTAGAGTTTATAGTATTTTCCTAATGGAAAATTATATTGATGATAGGTGCCCAGCAGATGGAGTGTTTGTTTAGATCTGGTGGCTCCTGTATACCAAACTCTAAGTTCTTTTACCTTATCTGCTAAATTCTTTTTTTCAAAGTGTGATGGAAAGTTGCATTTACTGGCCAGGACAACATTGTCTGCTTCTCCACCTTTGACTTGATGTATTGTATCTATAATAATTCTAGGAGGTTGTGTTAAATCCACACCTTCACTCATTAGTTTTTGAAAATATTGTTTATCCTTATCTTTAAATTTTCTTTTAAACATAATATTCCAAGGACCTTTTTCATCTCTCATACCACATCTGAGATGTAATTCATCAAAATTAAATACTTGATTAGCATGAGCAAAACTCCATTTTTTACTGTCCGCTGACCGGTAGCCGTGGTCTATGTTTAATAAATACTCATACATAGTTACCGCTTCTTCTCTACTAATACTGCCACCATTACAAATTTTTTCCCAATGTTGAATAGCGTAATACTGGTTTGGATCAAATGATTTATTATTCTTTTGGTCTTGGTAATATAAACCTAAATCTCTAGCCTCCTGCTGCAGCTCCCTTTTCACATCGTTAATTCTTGCTAATACCATCCAATCACCTTCTAACTCCCAAGGTATTTTCTTTAAACCATTCCACCTGTAAATGGCTCCTTCTTTACCGTTAGATAAAAATTCTTTTTCTACTCTATTATCTCCCATAGTTTTTAATAAACAGTTAGAAAAGAAATGAACGTTCTTATTTAATCGTACTGATTTTTTTAAAATTAAAGATCGACCAGGAAAGTCTTGAAACAATCTTACATCAGCACCATTCCACTCATAGATTGCTTGGTCATCATCTCCTGCAATATAAACTCTATCTACAGCTTTAGCTAACTTAACCACTAAGTCCCACTGCAACGGTGTTAAATCTTGAGCTTCATCCACCATTAAAACTTTAAAAGGTATTGAAACACCATCATCAATAAATTTTTGCACCATGTCTGTAAAGTCCAGTCTGTCCGGTGTCCGTCCTCCACCTTCCATTTCCATTGTTTTAAATTGTTCGTAACCTGCAATAATAGATTTGAATTGTTGTAACCTTACCGCTTTCCGTGTCTGTTGCTTATACAACCACACTGGATCCACCTTCATGTTTCTAGCTCTGTCGTAAATTTGTAAGGACCAGTTATTATAAACTTTAGCATCATCGTAGTTTTCTTTATAATTAATTTTTACAGTTCCGTATTGAGTATGGAACATTAATAAATCTGCCTTAGGATCTAAAACGGGAATTTCAGCAAACTGTTGTCTTGCCAAAGAATGTAGCGTTCTAAAATATTTGAAATCATCTTCGTCATATTCTTTAAATCTTTTTCTAACTCTAGCCACACATTCATTAACGGCTTTGTTAGTAAAGGAGATATAACAGATTTCATCTGGGCTGTAACCTTGTTTAAGATATCGTTGCACCCTTTTTAAAAGGTTCTCGGTCTTACCTGTTCCTGGTGGTCCAAAGATTTTAATTGTCTTCCCACGCAGCTTTTGCTTTAACGAATTTGACATCTTTATTTTTATGTTCTGTTTGTTTTGGCAGCGCAACTACCCAATGTCTGCTGCTGATGTTTTGAAATTTTTTCTTAGGCATAGCCCCACCTTGTTCTAAAAATCTCGTACATTCTTTTTCATTCCAATTATAACCCATCTTTTTCATGAAGGATCTAAAGGTTTCTAGCTTAAATCTCATTTCATTTTCATCCCTCCAGATGTTACCAGAATCAATTTGATCAAACTCAGTAGTGTCTTCTATATCTTCTAAGAATCTACTCATTCTAGAATTAAATACATCATCTCTCTCTTCACCTTCATCAAAACCTTCCATGTCTTGTTTGTTAGTTATTAGTTCATCTAACCAATCTCTGTATGGATCTGGATCTCTCTTACTAGGTTTCAAAGGTCGCCAAACAATATCGTAGTTAAGTAAAGCTTCTCCCAGTAATTGTTGTTGGTATAATTGTTTAGTGGATAATCTAATGGACTTACCTTGAATCGGTAATATCCAATAGGGTTCTGGATATGAATTAACCTTTAGAAGTTTACCCACTTCAGGCATAGCTTCGTTAGCACCAATACCAAATTTTCTACGAACACAAGTGCTAGATACACAATGCATTCTTGCTATCGATGTTTTACATTTGTAAGCATATTCTTTATTCTCCACACCTTTAAAAATATTATTTAACTCCTGCGGGTGTAAAGGTTCTGAACAAACCTTAGTCATCATGTTTCTAGTCCAATCTTCATACATAACTGGATCTGGATTAATTTTTTTAGCTAAAACTGCTACATTAAACATAGCATCATTACGACCCTCACCTTTTTGAACTCTATTTTTCATAAAATTGATTACGCAAGGTGGATAGTCTTTTGTTTCATCGTCTTGAAATATTTTTAATTTTTTAAAATCTGCAGGTTTAAGTCTGTGTGGTTTTACAAACTCAAATAAATTTTCTAACTTAATTGAATTACCCTCGTCATCCATTGCTACTCGGGTAGTCATGTGAGCTTTTTGATAAGGTAGATTTACAAAGTTACCTTTTCTTTTTTGATTCCAATCTTCAGGAGTCAAGTCAACTTCATCTTGTGCAGGATAAATATCTGTAGTGGTATCATTCACACCTAAGTCAGATGCAATCTCAATTAATTTCCTACGCATTGCTGCAGCAGGAACTACACCATCAATAAATAAAACTAAATGGAGTCCGTTGGATTTTGATCGGAATGGGATGAGTGGGTACTTCCTTTTCCGTATAACTGATATAACTTCCTTATGTTGTATATTGTAGCGATCAACATCAATGACCCCCCAACTACATGTATTATCATCTCTGATAGGAACACTTCCATAATATTTTTCTCCTTTTAAATGTTGAACCCAATGCTCTTTAGTCATGGGTTTAGGTTCCACCCAATGTTTAAATTCTTGCTTACCATCACGGCCACGAGTTTGACCCAATGGTTGAGAAGCACCAAAATATGTAGAAGAGCCCTGGAAGAGTTCTACAAACTCTCCCAGGGTTTTGTCAAGTAGCTCCATATTAGAATGGTGTTTTTTCTACTTGTTCTTCGTTCTTGTGAGTTGCTCTGACCGCACCCTTTTTACAACTTTCATAAAAGTCAAAGGCTGCTTTAATTGTTTCTTCGCTCTCTACTTGCCCGATATGTTCAATCTCCCAACCATACCAAGAACCTAAATTGTTCTTTTCCAGAACTGTTTTAAGTAGGTACTGCTGTGTAAATGGTGCAGGTCTAAAGAAACCTTTACCATCTTTTCTTTTTTGTCTGAGAGACATCATCATTGAATTCCACTTCTTAGATTTTTTTCTTTGAGTAGATTTCATTGTTAGTAAAGCCGTAGAAGATTTTTCTGGTTCTACTACCATTACATAGTGAGAAGCAGTTTCCTCTACATAGTTACCATTTTCTAACCTGTCTTTACCGTCATCACCTCTAGTTGTTCTAGACATGATATCCGAATCAGCAGGATAAACATTTACAGGAGCAACTGCACCCTTATCTCTATCCTTCCATTCGATGTACTCGAGTTTATAAAAACAAGGAATAACAGGTATACCCCCTGCTCCATTATATAACTCGTTGGTCACAGTGTTGTAGATCATTCCTGGTCTTGCTTCAGGTATAAACTGGCTATCTCCTTGTGTGACTTGTGGAGATAACTGTCCAAGAACTTTAAGAAATGGTAATGCTAAACTCTTAGAATCTACATTATCAAATCCTTCGTCAGCGAATTGCTCAATGTTAATAGATGCAACTGCGCCTGCTTGTTGTTTAATCGCTACTTCGTTCGATTGTCCGTCTTTTATCTTCATATTATTACCTATTATTTGTTAGTTATTTTTGTTTTATTTGCGATGTATACACCGAACAAATCAAATGGTAACTCTTTACCAGTTTCAACTTGCTCTTTAACAAAAGCTTTGAGTGTCATAGGTTCAACTTTTTCTTTTTTATTATAGTTGAAACCATGTTCCTCACATACTCTTATTAGTTCCGAGACTTGGTTGTCTTGGCCTCTGTTGAAAGAAGCAGTTACAGTGTTCTTAATTAAATCTTCGAACCCCTTACTTCTTAACCAACCAAAGGCTTCCTCAACTCTTGATTCAGGAATTTTTGCTGCATAGAATGGTTTTACTTCTACAGTAGAACCATCGGCTAATTTCAACAAAGATACACCAGCTTCCTGCATCATCTCTGGAATGATTCGCTCTTCTAAATCACGCGCTTTGTGTTTCAAAAGAGATAATTTTTCTTCTTGGTCTTCTATTTGTTTATTAAGGTCTTTTAAATGATTACATTTATCAGAGATAGATTTTATACTATCTTGATCAATGTCTATCGATGACATTTTTTCTATATCCATATATCCTCCTGATGGTCTCTTAAATTATTCATTTGACGTTTGCAACAAAAAAATATAATTAATTTTCAAGATGTGGAAATACCCGTACGAAACGAAACCTTACGAACACCAACGTAATGCATTAAACGAATCTGCTGAAAAAACGCAGTGGGCTTATTTTATGGAAATGGGTACAGGTAAAACAAAAGTGACCATAGATAATATGGCCTATTTATTTTTTAAAAGAACTATAACTGCAGCATTAGTCATTGCACCTAAATCTGTATATACCAACTGGGAGTCTGAAATAGAAACCCATATCCCAAAAGTAATTAAATACAAAATTTATAAATGGAATCTAGATAAGGACAAAGATTATCACAATTTAAATAACTTTAAAGATTTAAAAATATTTTTAATAAATGTTGAAGCTTTATCTACTAAGAGAGGTTTTCAAGGTTGTATAGATTTTTTATCTAAAAATAAAGAAAACTTTGTAGTCCTTGATGAATCAACAACAATAAAAAACCGATCAGCAAAACGAACAAAAAACATTTTAGGATTACAAAAATTATCTCATATAAGGCGAATACTAACAGGATCCCCAATAACAAAATCTCCATTGGACCTATATACACAATGTCAATTTTTAAGTCCAGAACTATTAGGTTTCTCTAGTTACTTAGCTTTTCGAAATAGATATGCTGAAATGACAGATATTCCTGTAGGTTCTGGTCGATTTATTAGTGTGCCTAAGTATTATAAACGCCTGGAGGAGTTAGAACAGAAGTTAAAACAATTTTCTACCCGTATCCGTAAAGATGAATGTTTAGATTTAAAACCAAAAGTAAGACAAAGACGTTACATTGAACTTGATGGTGAACCTAAAAAAATTTACGAAAAATTAAGAACTAATGCTCTAGCTATTGTGGAAGATAGCACCATATCTTTTTCTAACAAACTTACTGAAATTATAAAACTTCACCAGGTGTGTAATGGTTTTACTAAAAATGATGATGGGGACATCATGACTTTACACAAAGCTAAACTAAATGCTCTTGATGAAATTTTAGAAGAGACGGATGGTAAAGTAATTATCTGGGCAAACTATATTTATAACATAAAAGAAATTATAAAATTTTTAGAAGACAATTATGGCAAAGAATCAGTAGTCAGTATCTATGGAGATGTAGATGTTTTAACTCGTAAAGAAGCTGTGACCAGAATTCAAAACGATCCTAAAACTAAATTTCTCGTGGGCAATCCAACTACTGGTGGTTTTGGTTTAACTCTTACTGCTTGTAATACAGTAGTTTATTTTTCTAATAATTATAATCTTGAAGTTAGAATGCAATCAGAAGATCGTGCTCATCGTATGGGTCAGAAGGGTACTGTTGTTTATATTGATATTGTGGCTAGAGGAACCTTAGATGAAGCCATAATGAAATCTCTAACTAGTAAAGGTCAGATAGCTGCAAAAACTCTTGGGGAAGAAGATCTAAAGTCCTGGTTGTTGTAGTTTATTAAACTGTTCAACTCTTTCCAAAAACTTCTCACCATATTCTTTTAGGTCTGGTTCTAATAATTTAAATTCTTGATATTGTAAATCTCTAGTACAAATTGCTATAACACCTTGCTCTATGGGTCCGTAATTTTTTGTATGGGCTAGATAGTATGCTCCCAACTGAAGTTTGTAATCTTCTACCCACTCTTCTTTTTTTGGTCTGTTAGATTGTTTCCAGTCAACAATACTAGGTTTGCCATAAGCCACACAAGATAAGTCAGCTGTTCCTGCAAATTTATTTTCGTATTCTAAACTAATTTCATTACCCCACACTTCATCTATTTTAATATTATCTAAAATAGTTTTTGCCATCATTCTAGGTTTTGCACCTTCTTCCATAGCATTATAATAACCTTGGCCAGTAAGTGTGTATTCTAAAACTTGGTGCATTTCTGTTCCAATAGTAGAGGCTTGTCGCATAATTCTATCAGCTTCTGCATCACCAACTTTTCTTCGCCACATTTCTAAAAATCTTTTATCTTTAGTAGCACCAAGAATAGTCGTTACGCTAGGAACTTTAATATTATCTACTAAATATTTTCTACCTGTAGTGTCTGAAAATCTATTGTAATGTTTATAAGGGTATTTTTTTACTAACTTCATTAGTTAGTAATACTAAAGATGTTGTGAAAGTACAGCTAAAAGTATGGCACCTAATCCACCAATAATCCATTTTTCTAATCTCATAATTCTGTTTTCCATTCTTTCTATTCTTTCGAAAGTTTGTTTCTGCATGATTCGACAGATCTTTTCATGATATTCGATTCTATCCATTGCAGTTTTTCTAGCCATTATATCATCCCCTTATAATATCCACTTAAACCACCTTTATTAAAAGTTCTTGATCTAACAGATTTCATATTTTTTGTAGGTAATAAACAATGATCACCTCTACAGTGATTAGCTCCAAAAACTTTTTTATATAGTTTGTTTCCTATGTTGTAATCTTTTTCTGAAATATTAACTGTTTTTAAAATTCTTTTACCTCTTTGACTTTTATCCCCAGCTGCAGAAAAATATTTTGCTTCGTTTTTATCTGGACTAAACCATCGCCCTCGATACTTTTGACTTTTTTTAGGATAATAGAAATTACTCTTAGGAGGTTCTAAATTTTTAGCTATTGTTTCGCCTCTGTATAATTTAATTAATTTTTTTCCACCTTGTATTACAAATTTAAATTTACTCATTATATTTGTCCTTGTCTTCTAGCTGCAATTAATGCGCTTGTTGGATCGTTAGGAAATAATGCCTGTACTTGTTGTGGTGTCACTTGTCCGGTGTCCGGTGTTCCTTGTACCATAGGTTGTGGCTGTACTGGACTTTCAAATTCTAAGTCTTCCATAACAGATGTTTTTTCTACTTGTTCAATAGGAGCTTCCGCTTCCTCTACCATTGCTTCAGTGCCTGTAGCAGCTCTTAACATGTTAACAGAATTATTATCTATTTCTAAATTTCCTGAGGTACCTGAGAAGTCATCTGCAAATAAAACTTCAAAGTTCTTTTTAGGTAAAGTTTTTTCATTGTAATTTGGTGAAGGCACTGATGCCTCTAATTGTAACAATCTTTCAGTAATTTCATCAGGATTTACATCTTTTGCATTTACTCTTGGTACATCTGCATCACTTTCATTTAAATAATTCATCAGTCTTGCAAACGCTTCTCTTTTTTGAGTCAAACCTAATCTACCTATTACAGATGGTTTTTGTAAAACATTTGCTGCTGTTTGAATATCTCTACCTTTAAAATATCTTCGGCCTATACCTAACACTCCTGGTACACCGTCTCCAACTTTTTTACCCATTAATAACGCTATTTGTTCTTCAGGATTTAATGCATCATTCCAAGCTCTCATAGCTATTGGATCAGTTAATATTTGACCTGCACGTCTACCAAGTAAAACAAATAAAGCTGGTGCAAAAGGATTTACTGCTGCTGAACCTCCAAGAACTACTGCTCCTGCAAACGAGTTTAAACCACCTAATTGTAATCTTCTTTGCATGAAAGTAGATGTATCAGCTATTGGTGTGTCTGAAACAGCTTTCATGTAAGTTAAGAACTTTTCGAATTCTTTAGCTTGTGCAGGGCCTCCCAAAATTGTAGTTAGTTTCTTCTTAGCTACATCATCAGTAGGGTCTGCAATACCTAGTTCTCTTAAAAATTTATTAATATTAAATCCTGAGGTATCCTTAGGACTAAATTTAATTTTAGTTGCATCAAAAACATCATTACCTGTTTTAACTTTAGTAATATCAAAATCTAAAGCACCACCTCTTTGAGCCATAGCTTCCATTACATCAACGGTTCCGTTGATACCTGTTTTAACGGCAGCATCATTCATAATTTCATCAATCATGGTTCTACCTGCTGGAGAAGCTGCGGAGTCGAAACCTCTATAGAAAGAATTAAACATCCATCTAGCTTTGGCAGCATTATATAAAGCCTCACCACCACCTTTAGTAATACCTATCTCTCTCCCAGTTTTTCTTGATACAATTTTATCTGCTCCTAATAATTGTCTAAATTGTTTAATTGCAGTCGAGTCACCACGTGTGAATACATCATTTGCTAAATCATTAAAAAATCTTTGAGCCTTTTTTTGTTCAATACCACCAATACCTGCTAATGCTTTGTTTGTGAATGCAGTTGAATCATAACCCTTAAATGTTTTTGTAATGTTAGCTCTTTGATAAAAATTCATTAAAGTAGAAAAAGTATCGTTAGCTCTGTATAATTGATCTTTTAATTGTTCTGATTGTTTTAATACTAAATTTAAATCTGCATCTGCTGCTTCCTTACCAACAGTTTTAACTAAATTTTCATAAGATTCTTTGAATGCAGCATCTTTCATAAATGTTTCTTTAGTGATG